ATGGAAGTCTGCTGTTGAAGAAAAAGGTGATGAAGCCAGAGTACACTTTGGTATCATCGCTCAAGACTTACAAGATGCTTTTACTGCTGAAGGTTTAGATGCAAGTGATTACGCTATGTTTATTAACAGCGAATGGTGGGAAAGTTATACTGATGTTCCAGCCATAGAAGCTCAAGAAGCTGTACTTGATGAAGATGGCAATGTAGTCACTGAAGCTGTAGAAGCTAAAGAAGCCTATACTCGCACAGACACATATGAAACAGAAGCTGAAGCACCAGAAGGTGCAATCAAAAAACAACGCATGGGTGTTCGTTACAGTGAACTCCTAGCATTTATTATTGCAGGAATATAGGGGATACTATGAATCAGGAAGGAACATTAACCATTGATGGAATTGAATATAAAGAATCTGATTTAAATGAGGATCAATTATATTTAGTTGCACAAATTAAAGACTTACAGGGAAGGGCTGGTATCATCCGATTACAAGGGGACCAGGTGCAAGTCGCATTAGATGTATTTATACAACAACTTAAACTTTCCCTGGAGAAAAAAGATGGAGAAACTAATAGCCCTGATAAATCTGATCCCTGATATTGTAATGATTGCATCGCTAGTATGCGCTGTAACACCCACACCTAAAGACGATCAACTACTTGGTAAAGCATATAAGATCATAGAAGTCTTAGCCATTAATTTGGGTAAGGCCAAGATGCCTGGCAAGTAATATGCTATGCGATACCTATGGTTATTATTATTAATACCTAGTGTTATCCTTGCTCAACAGTCAGGAGATCTTAACAGCAATACTGTTAATTCTACAGTTAGTAGCAATAATACTGATACTACCAATAACTATACTGGAGGAGGGGCAGGATTTCCATCCCCTCCACCGTCAGCTATTGCGCCTAGTTATATGTTTAATGGTAGTGAGTCTTGCCTTATCAGTGCAGGTGGAAGTATCCAGTTAAGTTTACTTGGTATGTCGCATGGCAGTTACCGGGTAGATGAAGATTGTTTAAGAATCAGAGAAGCCAAACTATTACAGACTTTAAACATGAACATAGCTGCAGTTAGCAGAGCGTGTGAGTCAGAACAGATATGGTTTAGTATGTTTCAATCAGGTACGCCCTGTCCTTTCACAGTAAACGGTCAACTGATTGTAGGTAATATCGCCTACATTTATATGCGCATGAATCCACAAACATTCATACCAAATTATGATAAACAAAAAGAATACTATGATATAGTTTTAAGAATTGGAGACAATGATGAAGAAGATATTAATACTGATACTCGGTCTATTTCTGATAGATTCCGCACAGTCACAAACAGATACAGTTCAAGACTTAATTAATGCGTCCGCATCCATTATAGATACAGTGGACCAGGGCCATTATGCAGTGAGCGGTCTGAATTATTATGCAGGTGTCGGTGGTATTGCTCCAACTGATACGATAGATCAGGCATTGATTACAGAATTACAGATGACTACTTATAATAATGCGCTGTCTGCTGTGCAAAATGCGGTTTACTACAATACTCAGGCTTTACTTCAAGACGCACATGAAACAGAGATGGTGCAATTAGAGAGTGCAGTAGATGATTTCGTTGCTGCTACAACATCTTTAATTACTGTAGTCAATGTCTTTGAGCAAGCCAGCAATGCTGATACCGTACAAGAACAACAACAATTACAAGATTACATTCAAGATAATAATGTAGGTTTAACACAAACCCAGGTTGACAATTACAATACAAGTTTAGAATCAGTCCAAACTCATGCGATTAATGCTGCTGCTTTCTTAGCTGCTGCTAACAACGAAGCCTTAACCTCATCTAATGATGATGTGGCAGAAGCCTATAACGTGAACCTATCTAGCATGACCGTTGCTTACAATGCAGTGCAAGACAGCATTACATTTTACAACAGTGGCCAGGCATTTCATTCCATGTATGGATTCTTAAGTAATTCAATGAAGTCTTTAGAAGATGTGTACTTCACAGGCGAATCTATCTACACTGGCAATTCCTTCTAATGAGCCTACAAGATACAGAACTTAATATCTCTGGTATTAAGTTTAAAGGAGTTTATCTTGCCATTGGCTTTACGATTATCAGTACCATATCTGGATTTATCTATGGCTTTGCTGAGTTCATGGGCAGAGTAGACAGTTTAGAATCCCAGGTATCAGCTATCCAGGTACCAGAATTAGCCCCATTAGAGCGCAGAATTTCTTTGATTGAGGAGAGTATAGCGCAAAGTGATATAGCTACTTTACAAGCAAGACTGGCTACCCTGGGTGCCAACTTAGAAACCATTATGCAACAGCAACAATTGCTGTTAGACTTACGGGATAGGATCAATACCAATTCTAATATTGTTGAGGATAATCAACAACTTGTAGAAAGTATTGAACAAACAGTAGAAGAATACGAAGGAGCATTAAGAGAGTTTGCTGCAGAAGTAGATCAATTATGGGAAGCCTTTGACGCAGTTAGCAATCCGTTAGCAAGATGAAACGAACCACAGAATTAGCGCATGAAAGGATAGATGGTATAGATAAACATCTAGCTACGCATGAAGCTGTCTGTGCAGAAAGATGGAAGGAGACTATCTTAAGAATTAAAAGACTGGAGTTTATTCTTATCTCATGTTCAGGTGCAGTCATATTACTCCTGGCACAGATCGCATTTAATTAATTTCCAATATCACACTTTATAAGTTATTATTATTATTGTAATTATTTTATAGTTGCAAAGTTATGATGCTAACAGATGAAAAGATAAGGTTCATCAAAAGGCTGACTGAGGTTGAGCGTAGTAATAATTTATTATTAAGTGAGAATAAGTTATTAAAATTTAAATTAGAGAAGTTAAGAAATGATACAGAATTTAATGAACGCCATAATGCCATCAGTCGGTACAGTGATTGACCGGGTAATACCCGATAAGAACCATGCCGAAAGGGCTAGACAAGAGATTGAGAAAGCAATCCTTGATAACGCTCATCAGATTAACTTGGCTCAGATCGAGGTTAATAAACAAGAAGCCCAGGGTAATTGGTTCCAGCGTGGATGGAGACCAGCTACCGGGTGGGTTTGTGTGCTTGGTTTCATGGTGAATTTTCTTGTCAGTCCTATTGCTTCTGGGTTTGGTATTGATATACCCCAGGCAGATACAAGTACCATGCTACCTGTGCTTATGGGTATGCTAGGTTTAGGAGGTTTAAGATCTTATGAAAAAGTTAAAGACAAAACTCGATGAGTTTTTTGCAGATGAGGGCAACGTAGTTTGGTCCTTTGTTATCTTTACAATCTTACTGCCTTTGTTACTATACGTATATTATGTATAAACTTAGTCAGCGATCTTTAGATCGTTTAGAAGGTGTCGATAAACAACTGGTCAAGGTTGTTAAGACTGCGATTCAATTAACCAAAGTAGATTTCGGTGTACTCCAGGGAAGAAGAACCCATGAGGAACAACAAGCATTGGTTGCTGCGGGTGCAAGTAAGACCATGAAGTCTAAACATTTAACAGGTCATGCAGTAGACCTGGTTGCTTACGTAGGGCCAAGAGTCTCCTGGGAAATCAAACTCTATGACGATATAGCAGATGCGATGCGAAGTGCTGCTATTGCACATGACGTACAAATCAGATGGGGTGCCGCTTGGCAATGCCATGACATCCGTAAGTGGGAAGGAACGATGCAATCATGCACCGATGCTTACATAGATTTAAGAAGGTCAGAAGGTAAGAGACCTTTTATAGACGGTCCTCATTTTGAATTGATGAGCTGATCCTTTCTATTTCTAGTTCGCAGTAATGAATAATCTTTTTTAAATCAATGACTTGATCTTTATGCTTATCTTGATAGCGACAAATATACTTAATAATATTACCCTGAAGATACGACAATCCATTCTCCATTATAAAATCATAGGGTTGTATATTGTATTTCTTGTAGTGATTACCACCCTCTTGTCTATCTTTAGCTGACATTATTTAGTTAATCCTTCAGGTGGTTTACTGGCCTGGGTTCTTAGCTTACCTTGCCATCCGCAAGATGTACATTTAATTCTCTGATACGTAGTGGTTGCCGCATAATAAAAACCATTCCTTTTCATATTACTACTACCGCAGTTACGACACACATAAGAACCATGATCTTCCTTATGCAGTCCCCAGTTCGGATGATTCGGAATCCAGGGTAATAGATGTCTATAGACTTTCTCTAATAGATTAACGTCTTGTCTATTATATTTCTTCATTATTTTCCAGGCTTGTTCATCTCCTTCCATGCAAGCCTTCCATAGATCCATGCCCATATGCTTTGTCTTGTTTCCAAGATCAAATAAACCAGAGATATAATCTAATTTATTACTAGGATATCTAAACCGCCTTCTAACTGTCTTTAATAAATCGATCTCAGCGTACAAATTGGGGGGATCTAGGCGATATTTTATAAATTCCGAGTTCAGGGTAGGCATGTCAAATTTCGTCCCGTTATAATGGCATACAACGTCAGCCTGATTTATCAGATCATAGATTGTTTTAATCATTTTTTTATGGCTGCTTTCGTGCATGGAATCAAACATGATTTCTCTCTTGCCATGCCACTTGGCTGCCCAACACATGGTGTAACCAGGTTCAATTATATTTTTAATGCTAATATCCTGGCCCCATAATCCCCAGGAATAAACTTTATGCGGTGCAGTTTCTATATCTAAATGTAATATCTTCATTAATACCTATCCAATACTCTTTGTATTTCGTACTCAGCAGATCGTTTATCAGATACAATACAATCCATAGTCTTGCCATAATCTTTACAGACAATGACTTCATCTTGATTGTTACTAGATGTAGGAATGTAGGTATTGACACAACCTACCGAGAAGATAATCAATAATAAATAATATTGATTCATATCTTTACCAGGTCTACCCCCAATCCAGTATTAACATCGTACTTACTGGCTATTTCTATGGCTTGCTGTGGGGTACCACCCATTTCCAGGACACCGAGGGCAATGCCTGAGCCTGTTCCAGAGCTGGCAAATGGTGGGTTCAAAGATATACCAACTCCATTTGAATCAAACTCATCACACTGCCCGGTGTTGAGATCCATTACATAAACTATCGTATCATCATCAAGCGGACAGTCCCCGGTTAAATGATTAAACCAACGGACAAACGCTGGGCCACAACTAAGTGTCCCTGATACTGCAATAGCGTAATGGTCTAAGGTAAATAACTTTTGACACTTCGATGCTATGCCATCGCTGACCGCCATACGATCAGTGGCTAGTATCCCTTCCTGGTGCCAAACAATAGTGGTCATATCCACCTCTTGTTATTACCTCAGATATCATATTACTAAAATACCTTATAAAATCAAGTCCTTATCGTATGACATAATTGCCACCACCTCGAACTATAAATCCTCTCTCCTCCAAAATCTTTAAGAGTTGTGTAATGTGAGATGGAGATAGATTTAATTCCTGCGCTAAGATATCCCTGGTGGGTGTGATTAAGTTTTCTTTTTGATAATCACTAATCACTACAACAGCTTTGGTAATATGATCTTCCTTAACGTATCTTGATGGCATAATTACCTCCACCTCTTTTGATTTTTTCCTGTCTTTCCAGGCTGCGCAAAACAATAGTCACATTGCTTTGGCTCAAACCAAACTTATTGCCAATAATTTCTTGGGTTGGGGTGATCACATATTTCTTTTGGTATTCTTGAATGAATTTATAAACCTTATCTATATGTTTCTCACCGGTCCTTCTGTAATAACTGTCCATTACATAAGCCCCTTATTATCAGATGGCCTGGTTGTGTTATTAGAAGATTGTGCTTTGTTTGCATCATCATCCTTTTCTGTCTTAAGTACGCATGATGTACCTAAGGAGTATCTTCTGGCATACGTTAATGAACTACCATAAGATTGGGGAGTCTGATCCTTACAAGCAACAGAAGTTTTACCTGCTCTAAATACCGCACCATTCTCTGCAAGTATGAATACAGTCTCAACACATTGGTACCCTGGAACGTGGTAAGGCACTTGCAAAAAAGTAATACCATTATTATTTAAGGGTTTCTTGACTGCTTCAATGGTAGCTTCTAACGTTGCATATGCACTTTTAAAATGTGGATTCTCTGCATTCTTTACAGCATGAGTTATTTTCTTTTGTGCTTCTAGCAATGCTTGTGCCAATTTAGGATCAATATATTCTCCTTGGTTGGCTTCTTGTTTTTCCAATGGTTCTTTTCGAAACGCTCTTGTTTTATCTTCAG